CTTTGGCCAGCTGGCAAAAACTGCACGACAGCAAGCATTGGCCGGTGGTGAACTGACCAAGATGGCTGACCATCAGGTGTTGACCATTGTTCGTACCAGCGTTCAGCAGGTTGCCAATGCCGCCAGTGAGCAGGTCTACAAGGCCAACACCGACATAACCAAGAAATACCGCTACGTCGCCACGCTTGATAGCCGAACTTCAGCAATCTGCCGGAGCCTTGATGGCAAGGAATTTGAATACGGCAAAGGGCCAGAGCCACCGGTTCATTTCAACTGCCGCAGCACCACTATTCCGATCATTGATTACGAAGGCTTGGGCATTCCGCCACCGGATTGGGGCGTGGGTCCATCGCAGCGGGCAAGTGCTGAGGGTCCAGTGAAAGGCACCACGACTTACGGCAAGTGGTTGAACGGTCAGCCCAAGGCGTACCAATCAGAAGTCTTCCGCAGTGAGCGCCGCGCCGCCTACTTCAGGAAGCTGTCCAATAAATACGGCCCGCAGGATGCCTTAAGCCGCATGGTGCGCGAAGACGGCAGCGAAGTCACCCTGGCTCAACTGCAGCAGAGTTACGGCAAGGTCCGGGTTGATTAGGCTGACAGCATCCGCCTTGAACTGATGCCACTCAAGAAAGGCCGAAGCAAAAAGGTCATTCAGGAAAACATCAGGCGCGAGATCAAGGTAGGTCGTGACCCGAAACAGGCCGCGGCCATTGCTTATTCCAAGGCTGGTAAATCCCGTAAACGTCGTAAGAAAAAGTGATGGCCATTGGCATTGGCTCCCGTGTCAGCTGGGTCTACCAAGGCACCCGCACCTATGGCGTGGTCGTCGGCAAGGAAGGCAAGCGCGGCTCTGTTCGCACTGCTGGTGGCGGCACTGTCGTTCGTGTTGGCTCTGAATCCGACCCTGTGCTCAGGATTAAATCGGAATCAACCGGAAATCCAGTTTTGAAAAAGCGGTCAGAATTGAAGGCAGCTCCCAAACGCAAGTCATGAACGGTCGGATCTGGGAAGGCAGCTGCAGCTACTTGAAGTGCGCTGACGGCATGATCGAAGGCCGGTTCCTGTTCCCGACGCCGAATAGCCCTGAACTGCTTGGCGCTTTGGTTGGCCGCTTGGCTCAAGGCGTAGAAGTGATTATTTGCACTGAGGACGACGACGACGATGATTAAGTACAGGGGCGAAGAATTTGAGGGCTACAACAAGCCCAAGCGCACGCCGAAGCATCCCGAGAAATCCCACGTCGTCCTGGCCAAAGAAGGCGATCAGGTGAAGATGATCAGATTCGGTCAGCAGGGCGTAAAAGGCTCACCAGCGCGAAAAGCAGAAACAGAAGCGGACAAGGCCAGAAGGGCATCATTTCAGGCGCGTCACGCTAAAAATATCGCCAAAGGCAAAATGTCGGCGGCATACTGGGCTAATAAGGTGAAATGGTGATGGCTTACGGCAAGAAACCAGCCAAATCAGGCAAAAAGAAGGCACCCAAGGGCTATCACTACATGCCCGATGGTCGGCTGATGAAGGATTCAGCGCACAAGGGCAAAGGCAAAAAGCGCTAACGGCCTTCCATCTTGAAGATCCATTCCTTCAGGTCGATCACATAACGCCGCAGTGCGTCGGCCTGTTCTGCGTGCCACTTGTCGCCCGTGGCGAAGTATTGCCGTGTATGCAAGTCAACCGCACGCAATAGCTGCACGATCACGGGGTTCCATGGCTCCCGAGTCGGCGTATTCCATTCGCGCATTGTCCCTATAGCGGGATTACCGCATCAGTCTGATTGTTCACCCTCAAATTAGAGATATACTCCACGAGTAACCCTACGGGTCTTTCATGTCCGACGAACAAATGCAGGAAGCTACGCCAACTGCAGACAATCAAGAGCTTGATGTACTGAAGCGCAGTATTGAAGCCCTTGAACGTAAAAACTTCGAGCTGATCGGCAAGCTCAAGGAACAAAAGGAAAAGGCACCGGTTGTCCCTGATGGCGTCGATGTCAAAGAGCTTGTTGAGTTCAAGCGCCGCAAGGAACAGGAAGAGCTTGAATCCAAAGGCAAGTACGACGAAGCGCTGAAGCAGTACGCCCAGCAATTCTCCGAACGCGAAGAGGATTACAAGAAACGGATTGCTGAGCTTGAGTCGAAACTGACCGTCAATCAGCTGGACAATCGCGTGATTGCGATTCTGGCCGAACAGGGCGCACACAACCCCCATGACACCTTGCGCCTAGTGCGTGATCAACTGAAGCTGGACGAATCTGGGAATCCTGTGGCCGTTGATGGTTACAACGAGGTGCCCATGGGCCAGTGGGTTGAAAAGCTCAAAACTGAGCGCGGCTATCTGTTCAAGCCCCCGACCGTAAAAGGCTCCGGTGCTCCTGTTGGCATTAAGGCGGCTTCTGCCGAGATTCAACCTGGCACGAAAAACCCGTTCAGCCGCGAGCATTTCAACCTGACCGAACAGGCGCGAATCTTCAAGACTGACCGTGATCTGTACGAACGATTGAAGGTGGCCGCAAACAATGCTTAATATGTCTGTGTTAGACGCGAAGGCTACGCCGGATCGTCATTGGGTTACGCCCGCAACGTAAAACATTTCTGGTTCTGACTCATGGCGACTCTTCGCTCTGATGTCATCATCCCCGAAATTTTTACGCCTTATGTGATTGAACAAACCACCCAGCGCAACGCATTCCTTGCCAGCGGTGTTGTTCAGCCTCTTGAGGCGCTGAATACTTCGGAAGATGGTGGCGATTTCGTCAACGTTCCTTTCTGGAAAGCCAACCTGTCTGGCGATCTGGAAGTTCTGTCTGATTCTTCCAGCCTGACCCCTGGCAAGATCACCGCTGACAAGCAAATCGGCGTGGTCCTGCATCGTGGTCGCGCTTTTGAGGCCCGTGACCTGGCTGCTCTGGCTGCTGGTTCCGACCCCATGGCCGCTATCGGTCAAAAGCTGGGCGCCTATCTGGCTAACCAACAGCAAGCCGACCTGCTGAAGTCCCTTGATGGTGTCTTCGGTGCTCTGACCGGCGGTGACTCCCCTGCGTTCAGCGATCTTCGCTTTGACACCAGCGGCGCCACTGCACTTGGCCCCCGTCAAGTTGCTAAAGCTCGCGCAGTCCTGGGCGACCAAGGCGACAAGCTGACCACCGTGGCAATGCACTCTGCTTGCTACTACGACCTGCTTGAGCGCAAGGCCATTGATTACGTTCTGGCTAGCGAAGTTGCTGGTGGTCTGACCGGCGACGCTACTCAAAGCGTGTTCTCCGGCAGCGTTGCTGGCGCCTTTGGTGACGTTCGTATCCCCACCTTCATGGGTATGCGCGTGATCGTCTCCGATGACATCACCAACAGCGGTGGTAACTACGCTTGCTATTTCTTCACCCCTGGCGCTGTCGCCTCTGGTGAGCAAGCTGCGCTCCGCACTGAAACCGACCGCGACATCCTCGCCAAGAGCGATGCAATGTCTGTGGACATGCACTACATCTATCACCCTGTGGGTGCCAAGTGGGGCGTGACCACCACCAACCCGACTCGCGCTCAGCTGTCCACCGTTGGTAACTGGTCGAAGGTGTACGAAACCAAGAACATTGGCATCGTGCGCGCCACCATCACTTCCAACTACGACTGATAGGAGGAACTAACGATGGCATCCATTTTTGAAGCAACCGCTGGCAAACTTGTTGGACCCGCTAAAGGTGGCACCGTCACCCAAGGCACCAGCAAGTCCACTGGCGTGACTCTGAACGCTGCTTCGGGTCAAATCACCATGGACGACGCTGAGCTTGCCGCCGGCGTTGAGGTTTCCTTCACCGTCACCAACAGCCTTGTTGCTGCTACTGACGTTGTGGTGGTGAACCACGGTTCCGCTGGCACTGCTGGCGCTTACCTTGTGCAGGCCAACACCCTTGCCGCAGGATCCTTCAAGATCACTGTTAGCAACGTGTCTGGCAGCGCACTGAGCGAAGCAATCGTGCTGAACTTCGTTGCTCTGAAGGGCGCTAGCTCCTGATGGGTATGTTCGCCTTTAGGCGACTGCGTGAACAGGAGGTCTCGGCTTCGGCTGGGGCCTCTTTTTCTAATGCAGAGCCCACATCTAAAATTGAACAAACAACAGAGGAACCAAAGCCCAAAAGGCGGCGGACTTCTAAGCCCAAAACGGAGCCTGTAAATGGCGATCACGATTGACGCCACCGTTGGCGGAGCTAGTGCGAACAGCTATCTGACACTTTCTGCCGCGCAGGATTTGATTGATGGCATGGTCGAAAACGACGACGTGACCGCTTGGGCGTCGGCTACTACTGACCAGAAAAACCGTGCGCTGTATTCCGCCACGCAACGGCTTGATCGTGAACGCTTCTTAGGTGCGCGGGCGACTGATACTCAAGCGCTGCAATGGCCGCGTACTGGCGTCAGAAAGCCCGACACTTACATCAATACCTATGCGGTTGGCTTCCCCTTCCGCATCACCACTGACTACTTCACCGACACTGAGATTCCTGATCAGGTCAAGCAGGCTCAGGTCGTGTTGGCCGTCTACCTGAACAACAACAAAGACGGCATGGGCCTCAGTGGCCTGGAAGATTACAAGTCCGTCAGCATTGGCAGCCTGAGCGTCACCACTGCAGGGGCTAGCAGCACGGCCACTGGCGCTGATCGTGTCCCGCCGATCTTTGAACGCTATTTGACTGGACTTAGAATTAGCGGACCGGGGAACTTTGCCATTAAGCGGAGCTAATCATGGGCAGATACAAAGGCATTGATCCTGCCTACAGCATTGGCGGTGATTTCGTAAGCAGCACTGACGCCCAGACCGGGCGCTGGAATCGGATCGTGATCGTCAAAGGCAACACTTCTTTTTCCGCGATCACTGCTCAGAATTACACCGGCAACAGCTTGGTTGGCGAAGGCTTCCCCGCGGGCTTTGAACTGCAGGGCGTATTCACTGCCTTCACCCTGAACACCAGCGGTGCTGTCATCGCTTACAAGATCTGATCATGGCTAAATCACACGGCGGCGCTTCTGACGTTGATTTCTCGATTGGCGCAGAAGTGATTACTGACACGGTTGCCCATACCGGCAAGTTCCACCACATCGACTTTTACGAAAGCAGCACGGTCACTGCAATCGTTTCAACCAACATCACTGACAACAGTTTTGCTGGCGCTTCGATTGACCAGGGCGCTCACTTGACGGGCTATTTCACCAGCATCAGACTTCAGAACGGAGCCTGCATCGCCTACAAGATCTGATGTCTCTTGCCTCTTCGCTGCGTAAGACTGCCAGCAAGCTTGTCAAACAGTTTGGCGGCACTGTCACCTACAGGCAGGTTGCTGGCGGCAGCTACAACGCGACGACTGGCACGATCACTGAGACCGAAACCAACACCACCATCAAAGGTGTGCTGGATGCGGTACAGAAGCAGGAAGTTAATGAGCTGATTCAGGACACTGACAAGAAGCTGACGATTGCAGCGGCAGACCTGACGATTACGCCAAGTACGGCTGACCGTGTTGTGATCAGCAGCGTCGTGCATCAGATCGTCAAAATCAGCGTGATCGAGCAGGACAACACCGCGATTGCGGTTGAGCTGTTCTTGAGGGCCTGACGATGGCTAGGCGTATCAGGCTGGATCAGATCGGGGACTACGCCGAAGACAAGCTGAATCAGCTGATGCGCGTGGTGGTGTTTGAAACCGACGCTGAACTGAAGGCGCGTAGCCCAGTGGATACAGGCCGTTTCCGCGCTAGCTGGGCGATTGGTGAAAACCAGACGGGTGATTATGACGCTGGTTCGAGCACATCAACGGCACCGGTCGCGCTGAATTACACACTGGGCAACGAGAAGATTACCAACGTCTACAACGTTCATAACAGCTTGCCCTATGCCGAGCCTTTGGCTAATGGCAGTTCCAAGCAAGCGCCTGCTGGCTGGGTGGATCTTGTCGCCAAGCAAATGACAAAAAGGGCGCGACAATTGGCTAACAGCATTGGGAGGCAAGACTGATGGCCGCTATTGATCTCAATACCGTTCGAGCCACTATCGAAGGGCGCTTGGCTACTGAGCTTGCTGAGAGTCCAGCCATCCCGGTCGTGTTTCACAACATGGCCTTTACGCCAACGCCAAATTCAAGCTGGGTTCAATGTCTGACCAGCTTTGGAACAAATGAATATCTGAGCCAAGGCGGCACGAGCAACTCACAAAACCGCATCAATGGCGTTGTCGTTATCAACATCTTCAGTGCTAAAGGCGTAGGGCCTGGCGCCAACTACGTCATCGGCAAGAGGATTCGTGATCTCTACAATAGAGTGAATGTGTCGGGGGTTTTCTTCGACGCTGCAACAGGCCCAGAGGCTCTGGCTTCACCAGTTCCCGAGGGTTATTTTCAAACCCAGGTCCGTGTGACCTTTGAATCCATCGAGGGACTCTGACCCATGGCAATTCTCCGAGGCGAACAAGGTTCTGTTCAGTTCGACGCAGCTGGCAGCACTAACGCCACCATCGTTGGCACCCGTAGCTGGAGCCTGACCACCACCAAGGAAACACTGGACGTTACCGATCACGGTGACACCTTCCGGTCCTTTGTTGGCAGCCTCATCTCTGGTTCCGGCACCGTTGAGCTGGTCTACGACCCCGACGCAACCGGTCAACCTGGCTTCTTGGAAGACGTGCTGACTACTGCTGATCCTGCAGACGCCACTTTCGAGCTGTTTACCACCGGCTCCACTGCTGGCACTGATTCGATCAGCTTTGCTGGCATCATCACCGACATGGAAATCAGCTCCACTGTTGGCGAACTCGTCGTTGTCAGCTGCAACTTCATCACCAGTGGCGCCATCACCGGCAACCTTGAGTGATAAGGGGTATATTTGGGGTGATTTACTCACCCCTTTAAGTGCCCGTGGCTAAACGTCTTGTCGATGAACTGGTAGAGGCATTTGACCTAAACCAGCGTCGCAAGTTTGTGCTGAAGCACCCCAGTGGCAAATCTTGGGACTTGTATTTCAAGCCCATCACCCGCGCTGACCGCAAAAAGGCGCAGTCACTGGCTGGCTCTGATGATGCGCTGGACATCAGCACTCAGATGCTGTGTCAAATGGCCGAGCTTGAGGATGGCTCTAAGCCTTTTGCCGCTGCAGATACGGCCAAGCTTCAGCGCATGTTGCCTGAGTCGGTCCTGAACGACCTTGAGTTGTTCCTGTTTGGCTTGGGCGACGCTGAATCGCTTGAGGAAGCAAAAAACGGCTAAGGGAGGACTCTTGGCTCTTCTTTGAGTTCTTCCTGGCTACAGAGCTTGGCAAGACCGTCAGTGAGCTGCGTGGCAAGCTGACGGAAGCTGAGTTTGTGATGTTTGCGGCCTATTACGAGGTCAAGGGCGAACGCGAGAAAGCGGAGATGGCAAAGGCGAAAGCAAGGGGTCGATAAAACGTCGGTAGACTAAATCAAAGGATTAGGTCGGGCCGTGGCTGTTGCCGTTGTTGACGTACAGGTAAAAGGCTCAAACGCGGCGCGTGAGCTTCAGAAGGTCAACAATCAGGCCAAGCAGCTTGATGCAAGCGTTAAGGGCGTTGGTCGTTCCACCGCGTCGGCTACTGCAAATATTCAGCGTTTCGGCATTGCCTTTCGGTCTGTTCTGGGACCGATTGTTGCGATCACAGGTGCCATCAATCTGGTCAGCCGTAGCTTGAATGTTCTTGGAGAGAGGCAGGCTGATGCGGCAGCACTTGAAAATGGTTTAAG